TAACACGCCCTCAACGGCATCATCGCCGAGTAAGCGTTCGATACAGATTTTGTTGTGTAAGTGATAAGTTTCATCACTATTCATTGGTCTACAATGAGCGCAAAAAGCGTAATAATTTAACGCGTTGTTGAAGAAAGTGTTGATCACAGCAGTGAGTAAATGACCAGAAGGGTTACTGTCAGTTACAGTAAAAAAGAAACCTTCTACAGTCACAATGACTTTAATACAAGTCATAAAATTCAGTAGATCATATTGATATTTATCTTCAATTTTTGCATGAGTAGCGAACCACTCAAAGAACCATTCGATAAATTGACTAGTAACACTAAAGTCAAATTTAGAGCCATCCTTAGCCCAAGTGTGATAACCATGGAAACGTTTGACAAAATTATGCCATTGACCATGGTACTGAGAAAAACCAATCATAGAGAATCGCAAATCGGCAATACGGCCCAAGGCCTGAATGAAATTGCCAAAATACTTCTCCATAAGAATCATATGTTCGATGTTAGCGATACAAAATGTTCTGATTTTGTTTTCAGTAGCTTTCTCACTAGGGCGAAGCTCATTTTTAGGACAAATAGTGTAAACAATCGAAGGTTTGCCTTCATCGTAAATCTTTTTCAACCAATCGTAGTGCTTATCGATCACTTGTTGTTTGGTAGTGTAGCCTGCAAGAACCCAAGGAAAACCGGGCGAAGCGGACAGACTACTAGTAGGAATTGCTTTTAGAACGTCTTCGAAACTAAGAGGCTTGAAGGCCTCATCCCCCAAGGTGGTGTATATTTCACGATCCCACATATCGAATAAATAACGTTTAAACCAATAAGGAAACATTCTCTTAGATTTAGCATAATTAGCTAACGACTTATATTCTCCCTCACGAGAGATTGGAGCCGGTACCCAGGACCCAAAGGTCTCTGAGCATTCTTTGGCTTCTTCATCACGAATAGCCATAAGATCCAAGTCAGTACGAGAATGATCGGTATATTTGGAAAAACGTTTAATTCGACCCGCGGGCGTGAATGTAACGTCGGGCGGTGCGTTTATGTCCACAAATTTGACATAATCACCAACAGGGTGATGCTTTTTTACCCAACGTAACACCATTTGAG